AGCTACTTCGTGGGCCAGCGCTTTAAGCGCGAAAAATGCTGCGCCGGCAATCTTACATGCATAACTAAGTCCAACTCCGATATTTTGCGCCCACTCCTTCACCTGCGCGCTGTTTTCCTTCACCCATACAATCGCGTCCTTGATGACGGGTATCAGTTCCTTTCCGAGCGATATCTTCGCGCCCTGGATAACATCGTCCAGGTCCCTGTGGGCCATCACATATTCGCGTACCGCATTGACATTATCCTGCGTGAGGACGAGGCCGTACTTCTTCGCATCGTCCGCGATCTCTTTATACTGCTCGGCAGTCATGGTGAGTAAAGGCAGCATCTCAGCCGCGCCGCCACGGAAGAACTGTGTGGCGATAGACAGGCGCTCCGTCTCCGATGCGGTGTTCCTGATCTTCTCTCTTATCTGTCCGAAGACCTCCGAGAACGCCTTTGTAGTGCCATCGGCATTTTTAATCTGGATCCCATACTTCTCAAAGACATCGACCACCTTGCCTGATGCGTCCGTGACCTGGTCCTCGATGCCCTTGAGTCCGCCCATCTTTCGGGCTATTGCAACAACAGAATTTTCGAGCGTGCCGAAGCTGATGCCTACCTGATCGGCCACAGCGATAAGCTCCGACGACGCCTCAGCCGTCATGCCCGTCATCCGCTGGAGTCTATTGACTTCCTTCCCCAGCTCCACCGTCGTGTCGATCGCTTCCTTGACTCCGCTCACTATCGCGCCGACACCCAGGGCCGCAGCCGCTCCGACGACAAGGGCCTTATACTTTCCGACCGTCTCCCCGAGAGAAGAGAAGATCCCGCCCTGCTTGCCTGCTGACCCGGACAATTCTTCAACGCGGTCCTTCAGCCCCTTCACCGCCGCCGAGGCATTGTCCTTCGCCTGCAGGATTATTTCGAGTAGGTTTTTATCCGCCATTTTTTAACTCCCCGCCTTAATAAGAAGAGGTGGCCGCAGGCCGGGGTGGTATTTCTTCATTTCTTCCCCCATGTCGCCTCGCACACCCTTAGAAACCATGAATACCCATATTCCAACGCATTTACGTGCCCTTTTTCGATGAGCCTGCAGGCAATTTTAAGGAGCGTTTGACCTGGTTTTCCATCAGCTCTCCTTTTTCTAACAGCTCGTTTATCCTTTGCGGCAAAGATACGAAAAAATCCGCATTTACCTCTTTGAACGCCTGCTCAACCGCCGTGAATCCGTTTATCCCCTCGACAATGTCCTCAAACTCCTCCGCGCTCATGTCCACACTCTTGGCCATCAGCTTCTTCATGTCCGACGGCATCCCGGCCTGCACGCCTACCAGGACCGCAATGCCATTTGTGCCCGACCCCTCGATCAGTTCAATAACGTCCGCCGCCCGGAGTTCTTTCACCATGACGGACTTGCCGTCAATCTGAATCGTTTTTTCCTGCCTCATAAAATCCTTTCTTGTTGTTTTATCGTAGGGGCGAACAATCATTCGCCCCCACATTTGTCTTAACTCCCCGCCTATTTTAGGAGGGGTGGCCAAAGGCCGGGGTGGTATATATTCCTACGCCGCGGCCAGCACCTCGACATCCCACGGTATCCCGTCGTCAGTCGCCATTATCTCTCCCTCAAGTTCGAGGGCAACGAAATCGTCGGTAATCCAGTTCATGTCGCTTGTCGGCTTGAGCCTGACCTTCAACACGCGCACGATAACGTCTTCATCGTTGTCTATATTCTTGCCGATCATCCTGATAAAGACATCCTTCTGGGTTGTAGTATCCGCCTGGATCAGGTAGCCGGAATATGCCGCATTGCTATAGTCAACCTTCAGCGTCTGCCCTGCTGTTATCGCACCCGTTGAAAGCGGGATAATGTGCGTGATCGCTCCGGTCGCCGAGACTTCATAGTCCACGTCAACCGTATATGTCATTTTCCGGCAGGTCCATACGAGCGTCCCATTGTCCGAAGTTGTACCGCCCACGGTTGTACCCCATGTCGGCTCTGTCGTCTCGTCGGATGTCCCGGCTGTCGTGCATTCGTACCGATAGGTGTTCGGCGTGACAGGCTCGATAAAATCCCCGAGCGAATAAGCATGGTCTGCAACCCATTCGGCAGGCGTCACCGCTTTTACGACCGGCGCGGGCGTCGTTAAAACCCGCCGCTTTGCGAGCGCCGAGCCTTTGCCGAGATACGCGGTTATGGATTCAGCGCTTACCGCGCCTCCGGCCTCAGTGACCACGCTGGATGATCCGAACATGAACAACACCATGTTGTCCTTGAATACACCGGCCAGATCATCAAGTGAAACCTTTACCTTCCTCTGGTTTTTCATAATCTTCGATTCGAGAATCTGTCCATGGTTCGCGATGCGATTAGACGGCTTTTCCTTCTGTTCGACTGCAGGCGCGCTAATCGTGTAAAGCCGCGCATTACCCACATCGCGCTCTCCTGTGAGTACGTTGTTTACGTACTCGTCAAAGAATAAATTGCCTTTGTAAATCCCTCCATCCGGTTCGTATACCATTTTCTTTGTTCCTCCTTTTTTTGTAGGGGTAGACCTATGTGTCTACCCGCATTTTTTTAATCTCTCACAATGTCCTGTTTAATCGTCAGGAAAAACTCCAGCGGCGTATACGGATCGCTGCCGGTTTTGTTCAGTTCGATTTCGGCGTACAGCTTTCTGTAGGCCGTTGCCGTGTGCGTCGCCGTGAACGGCACACTAAACAGCGTTGTGTTCGTTGCCGCGTCATAAACACCTGCGCCGGAAGCAATTGGACCAACGGCATATGTCGCATCATCCTCATTGATCTTCGCCCCGCAGTGGCCAGTCCATGCGGACCAGTCACCCGCTATCTGTGCGGTATATATATATCCGTCCCCGCGCTTGATCTTTACGTGCGCGCCCTGGGTGATATATGAGGCGCTGACTCCCGCCTGCATCGCCGGCAGTGCAACTGTGACCGGACCGCTGCCGACTAAGTCCTTAATGGCCTTCAGCGTTTCGTTCGTCCAGTTCGTCCCTTTTATTTCGGTAAAACGGGCCTGTAATTCAGTTGATGTATCTATAGCTTCAAGCAGATCCTTCAAAGCTGAAAGGCCATAAGTGCTACTTACGAGGATAGAGCCAATAGCCTGTGCCGTTTCTTCCAGAGCAAGGGCCGAAATGTCAACCGGGAGATTGTCCGCAATCTTCTTTCTCTCTGCGTCTATGTCAAGAAACTCTATTGATATCGCTGCTACACCGTCAACTGTTGCCTCGTAAACAACCACATAGATTTTGGCAGTCACAGCCGATACATTCTGCAATGCTGTATGAAATCCCGTCTTGCTTCCAGTATCAGCCGACAACGTGACTACTCCACTTGTACCGATTGATGTATCTATCTCAAGGGCATCTCCTGCACCGTTCACCTTATAGAATGTGGCCGTTATTGCAGATGCTGTATATTTTGCACCGCTTGAAAAGCGCGATGTGGTAATTGCAAGTATCAACATTTCAGTCGTTCCAAGTTTGACCATTCTAAACACGGATTAATCCTCCATTGATTATTTGTGGCCCACCGCCGATAGCATCAGTACAAGGCCATATGTGCCACCAGTTGCTCCATACTAATATTGATTCACCCATCACCGTTTGTGGGTAAACCGCTTTATATTCTCCCAAATCAGCCATTATATTCTTCTCCTATTTTGGAATAGCACATCTAAGATCAGAGGACCCGAATTTTCCGATGACCCAATGATTCACCAATGCCCCCGAGGCGCTGAGGATATAGTTAGAATCCTTCAGTAGTGTGACTGAATCCATAAAGGCTCCATTTCTTGATAAAGAACTTAAACCAAACAATCTTCCACGTATCTCACTAATCATAGGTGCTGTCCCACATGCACCAACAATAAAATTAAATGCAAAAGGGAGGCCATTCCAATCATTGCTTGTTGATATGTATATAGTAAGATTGGGTATCACTTGACCACCAGCATATACTCCGCCAAATATACCATTAGAAATAAAAGACACAGGCGAAGCAGCAAAACTCCCGGTATTCCCATTGCGAAGTCTACAAAAAGATATACTCCCTCCAGAGGTGATACCGAAGCACACCCATACCCAACATGGATATCCAGCTACTGGTGTATCTTCCGGGTTATCGCAAGTAACTTCAAAACATCCCGTAAATTGTCCACCTGTCGCACTCCCAATGGCACCAGCAAGATTACTCTCTATGGCCAACCATCTGGCATGAGCAAAAAGATAAAGCAGGCTACCGGCTGTCAGATCAATCTGCTGACAATAAGAGGCGGAGTCGGAATTATACCCGAGGTTAGTCCCTGCGTGGGTGCTGGAGTTCCAGCTTTCATAAACCTTAAGAATTATCTTCCCCGCTGTGTTATAATCCAATACAACATATTTATAGCGAACTGTGTCAAGACATACCGCTCGATATGCCCTCGCGTTTGTACCCGCCGATGCATCGTATACTCCCCATCCATGTGCAGATAGCCATGCTTCAACCGTGTCCGTTAAATCTGCGAGTGCAGCGGACGATGGAATCGTTATAAGACAACTATTACTACCCATTGAAGTGACCCATGTTGGTCGATTACTCATCTATGACCTCCTCTGCAAAAGGACAATTAAATATACCTGCCTGAGCTTCAACGATTACGATACTACCTACCGGATGACAGTAAATATCCCCAGAGGCGAATGAAGATAACCATTGAGAAATGGCGGTACTACCCTGCAAGACTATTTCATCTGGTATTGTTACGCGATATTTTTTCATAGTGCTAACACTCCTATTAAAATCCCGGCCCCGACAAATCCAAGGCCGGAAAGTATCTGCTTAAAGAAAGACGGCTTCGCTTCCTTTAGCATCAAATTACAATCCTCTTTCTGCCTTTCAACGAGACCATTCAGAGAAGTGATCGCACCGTCCTTTATTGTCAGTTCTTCATCCTTTATCTTGATGATCTTCTTTAGCTCATCTGTCTGAGCCTGTAAGACCTGTATTTGCTCATCCTTAATTAAACAGATGTCGGAATTCACCCTGCCCTGTTCGACCTCTACAATCAGCTTACCGGCTGTCCGAGCATCCATACAGATATCGGCGTGAGCATAAGTCACAAACACAAAAGACATCATCACCATGCAGGGAATCATTGCTCTTTTCCACCATCTACAAACAGTTTCCCTTGCTAATCCCAAACTGTCAGCAATGGCCTGTTTTGTGTATTTTCCACTAAAGAAATCAGGATAAAGTTCTTTTATATATGAGATTCTTTCGTTTGCTTCTCTAAACAAAAGCGCATTATAAAAGTCCTTCAGCATTGTGTCGCTGACATTTATCTTTCTTTCTTTTTTCATTTCCCGTAGCCTGAGACAAATTTAATAAGTATTCCTTTGTCGGTAAGGATCTCCACGCTTCCATTCCTTAATCCTTTGTCCGAAGGCTGGAAATATACCCTGAAAGTTAAAGTCTTCCCTGGCATAATGGTTTTAGGGAAAGTGGTTGTTACCTTAAAGTCACCCTGGACAATCACCTGAGAGATTACAACCTGAGAGAAATAATCATTGCGAATCGACATAATTTTGTAGGTAGACTTTCCCACGGAAATATCATCGGGAAAGGTATTCATATTTGAATGTAAAATGTTTCCTATGATTATGGGTGGTTCTGTAGGAGTTATAACTTCAACAGAGGGCTTCGATATTTCATTAGAGTAAGCACTTTCGTAACGAGCTATGTTAAATGCCGTTGCCACAAAGTAATAAAGCTGATCAGGCAATAGGCCGGTCACTGTATAGTCTCTGGCAAATATATCTTCGAGAGTAATAACCGCATCATATTCTCCTGATTGAATACCGTAATAAATCTTAAAGCCGGCAAGGTCTGTAAGTGGAGATCCATCCTCATTCGTTGTAGGTGCAAGCCACTTTAATGAAACATCAGCGGCTTTACCTCCGCTGCAGATAACAAGGATAAAAAATAGAGTTATGAGGAGGCATGTTATTGCCCACTTTTTCATTTCAATGTCACCTTATACCCCAATTTCTCAAACCGCTTTTGGGTTTCAATTTCATCCTTCGGTGGCTTGATGCTGTCTCGTTGCTGCTTCTTTGCTTCCAGTTTCTTGACCAGATAGGCATAGTTCTTTGACAGTTCCTTAACCTTTTTCTCTGATATATCGATCTGCCCTTGCAGGGCATTGATTTCCGTGTTATGTTTTGCTTCAATTGCCTTCTGCTGTTCACTCCACTGACGTTCAATGAGAGACTTCATGACGGGTATCTTGTTCCCCTGCCAGGCGAAGGCTACGAGGATAATAAATAGTATTGCCGCTATCCCTGCGAAGATGTATGTCATTCGTCCGTCCTTCATTGCCGTTTCTCCTCGCATTTCACTTCAGTGCATCTGCGGATTTGTACGCACAAATAATCAGGGTATCTCTTGACCAGCCATTCGATAAACCCCTCCCGAACACCCTGAGACGAATTTAGAAATAGGGTTTTCAAAGGGTCTTCGGTTGTTGGATAGTCACTCATTTCTTACTTTCCTATTGAAACTCCTGATACCACTTGCCGCTTCACGTTCAAGTCGCTCATCCTGTCGGGTTTTCAAGACTGCCATTTCCTCTGCCATTGTTGAAATTTTGCTACAAAGAGCATCAACCTTTTGTTCCATTTTCGTAGCGGCCAATACAATATGAGCAACATCGTTTCTAATAACACTGATTGTGCTGATTGCGCCCAGACCAACAATAATGGCCGGTATAATAATAGTTCGCATGATGTCGGCAAATCCAAATCGTTTGTCAATCAATCTGTCACCATCAACCAATGTTCTCCCGTCGTCATCTTTTGCCATCTACCAGAACCTCCACTTGTCAGATGATATTTTGTACCGCTGTCCATATTTAAATACCTGTTGCGGATAGTCATAGCCTACCCTGCAAAGATCAAGCTTCTCGCCGCTTTTCAATGTGAGAACTCTGCGTTTGCAGACGGCTTTCATGGCGTTGTAATCGGTATATCCAGCCCGCAGATATTCCTTCCTCATCGTCCCGGAGCCGGAGTTGTAAAAGCAGTAGTCCAGCCAGAGAGCCCCGTTCCAATTTTCCTTATGCAGCTGGTACATATACCATGCCTGCGCTCTAATGGAATGCTCTGGATTATAAGGGTCGAGGTGTCCGAGATACTTCTCCACGCCCTTCCACGTCGCAGGCATGAACTGAGTTAGTCCCATCCCGGCATCAAAGGCCGTCACATTCGGCTTACAGTTGCTCTCCTGCCGCGCCTGGCCCACTCCGTACCAATAAGGGAAATTCAGGCCAAAGTATTTCCAGTGCTGAATACGGATATCCGTCACAAAGTCCTGGCAACGGTCAAGCGCCTGGGCCTGGGTAACGAGCATCAGAATAATGACGAGCGCCTTTATCACCCGCCGCGACTCCATGCGAAGATGACGACGGCATAGATCATAATTATCATCACCTTATGGTAAGGGTCTTTTGATTTGTTGAAGTCGATATAGGGGAAGATCAGGTTCCTGATGATATGTGCATGAACAACCCCGGCGCTGACAAGCAGGGCCTTGAACAGAAACATATCCATGGCCATCTTCGTATCGCCGGACAGGAGGAAAAGGATAACGCCCAGGCCGGATATCATCAGCAATTCAAAATACACTCTCTTGAGTTGCCAGATTATCGTCTTGACTATCGGCATATTATTTCCCCTGAAACTGATCCTGCGCTTTATTCTTCAGATCTTCTGCCATAGCTGCCAATTTGTCTGCCTTCTTTGGGTTAGCCCTACCGACCAAAACTCCCGCTACAAAAGCCGCAACTGCGATTACGATTACCAATAATGTGTTCATGTCACTCTCCTTTTATATCACCCATGGCTTTGTGACGTAGATAATTGAAAAGTTTACCGTCACCCGCGCAATGGTCTTATTGTCCTGTTCGATTTCGATCAGGTTCTTCCCTGGTACCGTGCGGATCGCTTTGGCATTCCAGAGCGGATCCACGCCGATTGCTTTATGCACGTCCTCAATGATTTCTCTGGCCAACTCTGCTACCTCTTCAGCCGCCGCTTTACAGTATCCGGTAAAGATAATGTCTATCGTATGTTCATGGGCGTTTTGCTTTTCCGGCTGCGATACGGTAACGTCTGCATCCTTCCAGGTACCGCCGGGGAGATCCCCTTCAGGGAAGTCGTCCGTCTTCCATTCGGTAATATTCGGGCCGATGTCTGTGTTATACTCGTTCGCAACGGTAATGGCTGCAAACCGGAGATTAATCAGGTCAACAATGTCCTGCCGCCTGCTCATTCGATATTCTCCAGCAGTAAAACCGTCATCCCGGTACCATCATGTTGTATGCCGGTGATCTGGTAGGGTATTTCATTAATCGTGATCTGGTCTTTGTGCTTCATACCGAGATCGAGGACTTCTGAAGTCTTGATCGTAGCTGCCGGAGTCGAGGTCTCGACACCCTCCAGGGCTACCAGGAAATTATTATCAAAGATGACTGTGACCGGCCCCATGTCGAATGTCGCTTCGACGCCGAAGCGAGTGAAGAAGACATCGAGATTATCGAGGATCGACGTCATTCGTCATTGCCCTCATTACCTGGTGCGGCAGTTCTGTCTTTTTTTACTTCTTCTACGTTCCCCAGCGCTTTGAGCTGCTTCAGCTCATCGTGGGAGATCTCCGTAGGGACTTCATAAATGTCATCTGCGTGCACTATTCTGAAGCCCATGATCGTGTTTTTTGTTATGCGTATTTTCATAAATTCCTTTTTCACCCTTAACCCCCTCTTAGTTTAAGAGGGGGTTAAGGGCCTTATTTGTTATGGGTGAATTATGTTGCCGAGCAAGTATCCGGCGCCGGTGAACACAAAGGCTTCATCGGTGTCCTGGCGAACCCTGATGACGGTGCCCCTTACGGTTTCGTCACGATAGCTTTCAGTGACGATATTCTGAGGGCTTTGACCAGTCCAGAGGAATGTTCTTCCGAGGCAAGGCTCACGGAGATCCGGGCCTCCGGTTGATACGCGGAACAAACCGAAATACTCATCGTCCCAGATATCGGCAAGCGATGCCGCAATACCCTTATCAGCACTATCTTTCATGGCACCGCCGACAAGGATATTGTCTAAGCCGAAATATTGCGCGAGGATCCTTCTCTGTGCCTCATAACCTCCGATTTCAATCGGATTGGTATATTTGAGCGCATCGCGGATCTCTGCGGTGAGCATTACGGTATCAAATACTTTTTTACTGCAGGCTCCTATGTTCGGTTCAATACCGGTTGCAGCTCGCAGGGCCATTTTGGCTGCATAAATATTTGCCCGTGGCACTGCAGTTGAAGGGGTATTCCATGCGATGCTAACGTCGGCAGTTGCGGTGATATTGGAGACATTGAATACCTTTGCGGCTACGCGGGCTTCCTGACCTCTGAGAATGATATCAATTGCCCTTTTTGTCGCAACTTCTTCTGCGTCGAAATAGCGGGCATAAAGCGCGGCCTCTCGGTCGTCTACCACTTCTTCCCAGCCGTTTTCCTTACAACTGTAATTGCCGAAGTCGAATTTATAATCCGAACGGTTATACTTTCCGCGTGCCGCCCTGGATGTCTCTTCCAGTTTGAGCAGCGATTCGAGCGGGATTATGGGATACTGCGCCGACTGCTGCATGACCTCAAATATCGGCAACAGCAAGAGCGCGATGAAGCCGCGCTGATCGGCTTCAAGCATATACTCATATGCTATGGCGCCGAGGTCGGGCCTGTTTACAGCGGTGATGTCAGTTGGTTGCATTTTCTATATCCTCCTTCTTAACTCGTTAAGATTTTCTTGGCATATTTGACATATGCGCCATAGATGTAGACAGCATCGCCGTCATTGGTCCCGCCGAGCGTCAATACTGCCGTAATTGCGCTGGGGTTCGGAAGCAGTCCATCCGCCCCGCATACAAATGCGAGTTCTGTTACCGCTGCCACAATAGCCTGTGCTGCGGTATCCTGTATGTCTGCATTTGCAACATCTCCGGCGCCGACCGGAAATACTTCGCAGTCGAGCGTAAGCGCGTCCAGGTTTGCGTCTTTGCCGATGAGGACGTTGATTGAGATGTCCTTTGTGATGTCACAATCCAGTGGCAAAGGAACGCTGAACGCAAGGGCCTCGCCCGCCGTACAGTTGACAGGTATGTTTATAACGAGTTCCTTGTTTGCAATCTGAGAAAAGCCTGCGACGGTTGTTGCCTGAGTTGTGAGTGCGGTCCCGTCTTCTCTTGTGATTGCCGCAAGCGGCACAGGGACTGAGCCCTGAATGGTAAGTAAATTCTGGTAGATTTCCTGCAGGGCGGCTTCAACGGTCGCTGCTGCGGTGAAGGTCCCGGCGTCTGCTATGGAAACCGTACCAGCTGTTGTAGAAAGCACGTTGAACGGTATGATCTCCACAATAGAGCCATCCCCTGATGCGGCCTTTCTGGTTATGCCGATGGCGGACCCGCTGGATGCATCGGAAATCTTTCCGGATGCGGCTCCGTAAACTACCGTAGCAATGGCGATTGTTTTTGAAGCGATCATCTCGTGAGTTCCGGGATAGGTCCGTAGCTTGACGGCTACAGGTTCGCCTGTTGCGACGGCATATTCCGTTATGCCTATATGCTGCTCGCCGAGTCCGGCGACTTCAACCTGGGGCGGGGTTGTAGTAGACCCAGCTGTGAGCTTTACTCTGATCTTCTCACCGATTGCCCCATTTGCGGTGAATGTGCTGATTCCTTTGTTATACATGGGTTATACCTCCTTTATTTCTTTGTGTTGATTTTTGTGAGCCAGGCGGCGTGTTCAGCCGGATTGCTCTTTGCAATTGCAGACATGGCAACCGCCTTGCTGCATTTTTTCGCTGTCATGTAGTCATTGACCAGGGCGTCGAAATCCTTTACTGCTGCTGCGGCAATGGAAGCGTCATCAGCCGGGATCTTGCCTGCTGCGGCGGCATCGGCTTTCAGATCTTCCACCTTAGTGGTTCTGAGAGTCTTCTCAGCCGCGAGGATCTTGACGGCTGCCTGCTCTCCTGTCGTCACACCGTCGAACATGAGAGTTTCGATAAGGGCCTCGTGGCCGGAGATGAGCTGAGCTTTTACTGCGGCCACCCTGGCCGTCTCTGCTGTGGCGCCTTCCTTGCGGCCTTTCTCAATGCCTTCTGCAATACCGGCTGCGTGTCCGGATAAGCGGCCTTCCTCGACAACCGCATTGTATATGTCGGGATGCTGCGCTTTGAGTTCTTCTTTTGTCATAACTTTGACCTCCATTCTTGTTTGTTTGTTTTTCCCTGCGCTACCGGCAGGGGGTTTATCGTTGATCAGCCTGTCAAGCGTCGAAACACCGTCGGCGAGACCGGCTGCTATTGCCTGCTGCCCGATGAAGTAGGGCTTAACATCTGTTGACATTTTAGTGAGCACTTCTTCAGCAGAGACGCCCCTGAACTTCGCTACGGTATTGACAAAGATCGAATACAGATAGTCGATACGCTCCTTTATCGTCGCAAAGCCCTCGATGCTCAATGGGGAGTACTCGGAGGCAATGCGTTTATATTTACCGGCGTAGATCTCCGTAGTTTTGATGCCCATTCTCTCCTCGTATTTGGAGATATCTTCGTGCGCGGTCACGACGCCGATAGAGCCAAGGGCCGCCGTATCGCCGGATATATAAATGCGGTCGGAGGCCGCGCCTATCGCGTATGCCGCTGAATGCATCATTCCGTCAGTATATGAGATGATCGGTTTCTTGCCGCGATTCTCAAAGATGAAATTTGCAAGCTCGAAAGTGCCATCCACTGTGCCGCCAGGAGAGTCGATGTAAAGAATTATCTGATCGACCTCGCTGTTATTTAGGGCCTCACGTATGTCGCGTTCTATCAGCTGCGTTGATGCGCCGCCGGAGATCTGCATGAACAGGTTCATCTTCTTTGCGATAACGCCTTCAATGGGAATAATTGCGGAGCCGTTGATGATGTCATAGGACTGGGGCTTGTTCTCCAGTTTCTTGCCGGTGCGGGCCTCGATCTCCGCTATGTTAATCTTCTCGCCGCGCAGATGCTTAGCGTAGATAGACCGTATTTCATTCAGCATCTCGGGTGTAATTGCCCACGGACCGTTTATGATGTCACTGATCCTCATTCTTCCTCCGTATCTGGTTTATCGCTTTCTTTATCGTCCTGAGGGACTTTATCAATCACCACTTCCTCCTCGATAATGAGACCGTCGGCTTTCCGCTTTTTATATTCCTTAACCTGCTGCGGGTGATTAGTCTCCCAGTCGCCGCCTGTCATCTCGGCAGTTTCGCGCTGCAGTGTCGACAATCCGCTTTTCATACGTTTTATAGCGGCGTTGACCTCTTTAAGTTCGTCAATCTGTCCTCGGGCCGGTCCTATCCATTCCGCGCCGCTGTAGGCTTCGTGAATAATCGGATCCGTAAAGAATCCCGGGGCCGCTATCCTGCCGATTGCCACGGCTTCGTAAAGCCAGATCTCATAAACTACCTGGCAGAAGTTCTCTGCCAGCCACTGGCGGCGGGAGTTGAAGAACTTCCAGGCTTCAAGTAAAGCAGCTCGGGCTGCGGAATAAGATGCGGTAAAGTGTTTGATCAGTATCTCAAACGGCAATTCCAGCGCCACGCCGATCTGTCTGAGGATCGACATTACGAAATCATCAAAGCCCGCATTCGGGCGGAGAGGGTTGACGACCTCTACATCTTCGCCTGGGGCCAGGCCGAGGATTGCGCCGGCGCCGAGTTTCATATCAGTGTCGGAGCTTTTTGACTGTGTCTCATTTTGTGTGTCACTTGTATCAAGGCCGAGCTCGCCTGTCTCAGACTTTATGAAAACCGTGAGCATAGCGGAAATTACGGCGGCCATGATCTCGGACTCGGTGTATTTGTCAATCTGTTTCAGGGACTCGATGACCGGTGCCAGATATGGCACGCCGCGAGTTTGCCCTGGGCGCAGCACTTTATAATTATGTATGCAGTTTCTCAGGCCGGTCTTATCGCCAAAGACGTTCACAGCTGTCCACTCGCGCTGTTTTGCGTAGGGATTTCCCGGATGCTGTTTGAGGATGTGATAGCTGACAGGAGCGCCGAGCTCGTCTTTTTCTACGCCACCAGCAAGTGTCGGACTGTCCTGTTTACCATCCGGATTACAGACGCGGTCGGCTTCGATGAGCTGTAATTTTAAGCTGTATGGTGAGCCATTGCGTTGTTGGCGCGGGAGAAGTGTAAAGATGTCCCCGTTCTCAAGGGTCTGTCGAAATACGAGTTCCTGAATAGCGGTAAAGTTTAACGTCCGCGCGGCATCGCAGTACTTGGCCCAGAGGCGGAATTCACGTTCGGTATTCTTCTCCCAGGCGTCCGCCTGCTCTTCGGTGAGATTGAGAGTGTCCCTGTCGAGCCTTGACTGGAGTTTTAGGCCGGTGCCGACCACATTGGTTACGGTCGTATTAATTGCGCCGGTGGCAAGCGGTGTATTTCTTACAAGATCGCGGGACCGCTCACGCAACTTCGGGAGGTCGGTCAGAATATCTGAATCGGGATCACCGGCGCTCGTTCTCCAGAGCAATGTCTGACGCCGGCTGGTTGACGCGCCGATATAAGCACCTGCAAGCGCCATGCTCACACGGGACCGGAAGCGCCTGTTTGCTTTTATGGGATCGAAAAAACGGATTGCCTTATCGACGATGTTTTCGCTGATGGTAATATCTTCGCGGCCTACACGGACGGTTGTCTTCATGCGGGCGTCCCGAATTTCATACTGAGTCCGCCACGCGAGAGCTTCTGGGCCCTGCGGTTCCAGATCTCGATGCCCTTCTGGATCTCCGCGAGGTTAGCCATTGTAAGCATTCGACCGTTGATTGTGCATGATTGCCCGGAGAGTACGGCGGATTCTGCGTTGAGGTATTCTTGGAGTCTTGTTTCAGCCTGATCTGCTGTTATTCCTGCCATGCAACAATTTTAAGGGCGGAGGGGGGTGCAGGGGAATGTTCAAAACAGCACGAAATGTATCAAAACATACCAGTTGTCACACTATTTTTTTTACGACAGAATTAAAAACGGATCTCTATAGCGGAGGAGCTCCTGTCGACGGGGGTTGAAATGGTCGAGAAGAGAAATGATCGACATATATATGTATATATGTATTACCTGATAATCTCTCCCGTCCTTTGTTTTATAATCTCTTGTTTCTTTATACGGTTCCGACCATTGTCCCATTATAGCCTCTTCAATTTTTTCGACTGTTTACTAATTAAATCAGGGAATGCTTTAGATGCAATTTTTTTAATTTCAGCCACGTCCTTCTTAGTAAGTGATGAAGACTCTTCGGACATAATGGATTCAGCGATTGCATCTTTCAGATAAGAAATGAGATCACCTGATACTGACATCCATTGAACTTTAAAACATTTAGGACACATAAGCATTGAACCTTTACATAGCTTACAGTCCAGCTTTTGTTCTAATAAGCCACACTTGCAATCTGTACATTTTAAGGGAATACCCGAGAACATCTTGTTTAAATCTTCGGCCTTAAGAGTGAATTCTAAAGTTTTCTTTTTCATAATCTCTCCCATCCATTATATCATATATTTACAATCCCGCTGATAATACTCTTCTGTTGCCCTTTTTTATTTTTCTATCGATTTCTTCCGGCATTTCTTCATTCTTTTTCTTGCCGTTGTTTTTTAGAACCAGCTCTATTACTGATTGTCGATAGATGAACGTGACACCATTTATTTGTGTTCCATCGAGAAAATTTGGATACCACCTATATACGGTACGTTTGGAGATACTGAAGAAAGCCGCCACTTCATCTATACGAAGCAACGGCTTATTTGGCAACGCAGCAAAGAGTATATCCATGTTCTGTTCAGTCACTACA